TAGTGTTGAAGGCTAATTTAGCTGCCTCACCATGAAAATCAACATCTTCTTTATTTAAAATAGCATCGATGGTTTCATTCCTAAAATAGGACATAAAGACACGAACTTCCATTTGTTGATAGTCAAAACCAACTAATGTGTAGTTTGGTCGAGGAACAAACAATCGTCTAATAGCTATTTGATGCTTATCCATATCATCATAGTATTCATCCCCAATAAAAGACCAAGTGCTTAATACATCATCAGATAGTTCGCCATCCATCGTAATTCCCTTTTGTCCTACCATGGCCGCTATCTTATCCCTCATAGCTTTTTTACCATCTTCATCCAAAGAAGGCTCATGTAATTTGAAATGATTTCTTGGAATGTTTTGTAGATTAGGTTCTCGACTAGATAATCTTCCAGTAGCTGCACCCCAATTACAGAAAGAAGTATGCATGGTTTCAACAGCCAAATAAGGGTCAATGTATGTAGACTTAAGTTTCTCTAAAGTTCTATATTGGCGGATTAAGCCCGCAAGTCTATGATTGATATTTACTAAGGCCGCTTCATTCCATGAATCGTTGCCCTTAGAGGTTTTTATGGGAGATTCAATTCCCATAGAAAGAAAGACCTCACCTATTTGTTTTGGACTTGAGATGTTAAATTCTCTCTCGTCATGTTTAGGTGAGGCTATTGGTAAATCATAATTCCATTTTATTCGCCCGGAGATGTTAAGAATCTCTTGTTCTACTTCGTCTAAGCGAGTGAGAATTGCTTTCTGTGTACTTAAAGCGTACTTATTATCAATAGAGATGCCACGCCTCTCCATCTTATAAAGTACTTTAGTCAAGTCACATTCTAAATCAAAGATTCTATTTTGTTGAGTTTTCTCAATCTTTTTTAAATAGTCTGTATAAATTTTGGCTGTAAGTTCGACATCTTTCTTACAGTATTCGCCAAGAAATTCGGCAGGGGCTTCTGAGAAGTCTTTATGCCATTTATTGGCTCTAAGTTCTTTCTTTGTATCAATATCATATTGAACGGCTTCATCTCCATAGACTCGTTTTCCTGTTGGAGTTAAACCTAATTCTTTAATATCACTATGCTCAATTAAACGAACCATGACAATTACATCAATTAATTTCTTGTCCACAACACTTAAACCATCTTTTTCAAGAAAGTGTAAGTCAAACTTTAAATTATATCCGATATACGTTTCAACAAACTCATTTAAAAAATACATTAAATAAGCCAATGAGTCACCACTTAGATTATTACCTTGGTGATGACGGAAGGGGTAATACTGAGAAAGCCCACCGGGAGTTGGTTCCCCTATTCCTATGCCACATATCTGATTCATCCCAAACGCATCTAAACCATTAGTCTCAACATCAACTACTAGGGTAGGATTTTTGACAAGAACTTCTTTTAATTTATCAAGTTCATCAGTCCAGTTATGTTCGGTTACTATCGACATTATGTATTTCTACTTTAATCTTTGCTTTCTCTAGAATCTTAGTGGCTAACGATTGGACATATGGTTCATGGGCAACAATTCTAGATACGTTACTGTTGGCTAATATCTTAGCACATGTTATACAAGGTGTCACCGTAAGATAAGCCGTAAGAGAATCGTTAGACCTTAACTGAAGGAAAGCGTTTTGTTCAGCATGAACTGCTAAACATTTCTCTAAAACATACCCGGATGGAGCAGAGGCTCCTTCGCAAGGCTCATCTAAACAATGTGGAAAGTGTGTAGGGACTCCATTGTAACCAGTGGCAACCACATGATTATTGGAATCCACTAACACACATCCAACTTTTCGTCTTCTACAAGTTGACCGTTCTCCTACGAGATAGGCCATTTGTAAAAAATAATCGTCCTTAGAGAGTCTAGAATAACTCGTCATCATCTTCCGAAGAGACGGGAGATTCGCTCTCAGGGGCATTAAAGTTACCATACCTCTCAAAGTAATAATCTTTGATTTGAGGAAGTTCTGTTATTTCTGCCCTCTTCTCTTCAGGAATTTCATCGTCTTTAGGTGTAGCAGCTAGAGTATATGAAGTGTCTAGCATACCAGAACCAGTTCTTTTGATTCTCATAACACCCTTGTTCAAAGAACCCCAATCACTATAGATGTCTACCAATTGGTTCCAAATATAGTCGCCTCGTCCAAAAGTAAGAGGAATGATTCGGAAATCATTTACGGTTTCCTTAAACATCTTCTTACCCGCAGGTCCTTCTATTTCTTCCCAATCATCGTTTCGCTTTTCTACATGGATTATGTTATGAACATATGCCCAAAAAGCAAACTTATGAGAAGGGCGAACTGGGTTTCCACTAGCGTCAGTTTCGGGAACTGCACTAGTATCCACACGTTCATCTTTCAGAACGTTTGTGAATCGATTGCCTACACGGAAAGTATAAAGATAAATTTCATCTAGAAAGGTATCGTTTTCTTCTCCTGTAGCTATTGAAGTAAGGAACATTTGCTCACCATCTTTGAGCCAAATTTCTTTCCCAACTTCTCTTGTCTCTTGAGGCCTTCTAAAGTCCTCTCGACCTTTTTGTATACGACTTATACCACTCATCTTAGTCTCCTTATTACCAGATACTTTTGTTACTAATTACTTTATTTAAGACATTAATGTTACTGATTTCTTGTACATCTTTGTATTGTTTAGGTAATTTCAAATAGGATAACATAAATCTATTGCCCATGTCAATAGATGCTTTATCCATACCCTTTTTACCTGCTTCATCATTATCTAATGCTAATACAACTTCGTCTGGATGTAAAGTACTGATTAAATCAATTTGTGTTGGAGAAACTGATGCACCTAATACAGCTACCGCAGAATATCCATGTTGATTCAACCACATACAATCTAAGGCTCCTTCCACTACATAAATTGTTTCAGTTTGATATAACTGATTAATACCAAACAAACTATGCGATTTAGCAAAACCCGCAGAAAATAAATATTTTGGAATAGCTTGTGTGCGTCTTGAAATCCATCCTTGAACTTCACTATTTTTATTTTCAACAGGTATTAAAAAATCTAAATACCTATTTGTTTTACATCCCCACTTACGAATTGTTTCTTTAGTAAATCCTCTCTTGTATATCCAATGAGAGTCTTCAATAGCAACCAACTCATCAGGTGGTTCGTATTCAGGAGTAGTGTCTATAAAGTCATCTAATACAGGCTCATCAAACAAAGAAAGGCCAAGTTCCCAACTTTTCTCCTCTATTTCTGAGTCCACTTCATTCCAAGATTTCCCAGAAAGCTTATAGATGAAATACTTTAAACTCCCTTGGCCACAACCGGCAAAACAAATCCACACCCCTTTTTCAAGATTAATAGAACATGATTGTCTACTATCTTCATGAAAGGGACAATGAATTATTACTTGCTCTTCGTTAGGTAAGGAAACCCCATATTCTGATAATACAGAGTACCAATCAACCATTATCTATCCTTTTTGTTTTTTCGTAAGAATAGAACTACTTCATTTTTGTAGCCATTTGGGTCTACAGCAATACCTTGTTTGATGTCACCGACTGTTACATCAACAGCAATCTTGCTTTTGCCCTTACTTTTCATGGCCTTAACTACTACTGCATTTTCTTTATGCAATCGGTCAAGTTCACTATTTCCTGTAAGCCAACTAAAAAGTCCCATTATAGACCTCCTACTTTACTAAAAATCGCCCCACTCGTAGTCAGGCAACTCCTCAATACTACCATTATTAACTTTCCAGTTCATAACTGTCAAGTCTTTTGCCAACTCTCCATCACGATACTTTTGAAATTGGACTAATCTTTTATCGTCCTCATCCTCTAAAGCACACATAGCTAATGCAACATCAGCCGCTCTTATTAAAGCATCACCAAACGCTACTTGGTCGGCTCTAGGTGGAGTGAACATATTTGCCGCTTCCCTAGTGGCTTGTGTAGACACCATGATTGGAGTGTTGGTTGAGGTAGCTAAATTCTTTAATCCATAAAACAGCATATGAGATTGTTCCCATGCAGCTTTACGAGAATCGCCTGTACTAACTAAATAAACACCATCTATAACTACAAACTCTGGATTATGTTTTCGGACCAATCCAGCGATGGCTTCTAAAGAAATACCGTTTGTTCCAGAAATATGGTCACATACTAATAAATTCTGTGTATTAGATTCTTCTAAGAATTTAGTATATGCTTCTTCATCGATTTCATCTCCATGTCGTAAAGCCCTATGAGATAAGTCATACCCCATCATCTTTGCTAATACCACATCAAGCCTCATATTAATCGACTGAGAGGGCATTTCGGTAGAAATAAGTAAAGTTTTATGTCCATGAAAGACAGATGTAGCCGCGGCATGAACACATAGCCAAGTTTTTCCAATCGTTGGCCTAGCAAACATAGCTATTAATTCGCCCGGATTCCATCCCACGCCTGTATTGTTGATGGTTTTAAAGCTTGTAGGAACTCCCATCAAGCCATCTCCCATCTTTCTCTTCTGAGTTCGTTCACGCCACTCTTCTAATCGAGTAAGATTACCTTCATCATAGGATTGAACATCCTCATCATAAACAACTTCAATATCGGTAAGTCCTACCATTAAAGCAGATAAGGCTTCTTTAGGAT